AGATGAAGGATAAGTTTACAACAACGAAGTGGATTCCTTTATCAGAAATTCCTTCTGCGTCATCATATGGTAAGCTGAATGAAAAATGTAGAAGATACTGGAATAATTTCACAGATGGAGTGCATTATGGCGTATATCAGATTTCATTGACTCGTCCAAAAAATGTAATCCACAAAGAAATCAAATATATTGGTTTATCTACTTATCTTCCATGTCGTTTAAATTTTCTAAGAACATCAGCAACACCAGAAAATAAAGTGACGCATCATATGTGCGGAGTTTATATTCGCGAAGAGAAAATTAACATTGATGAAGTATACGTTCGTTGCCTAATTCCTAAAGATCGATGTTTCTTGGAAGATATTGAGAGATGGTTGCATCAAGAACACAAGATTAGATTTAAATATAAAGTTGGGTATGCTTGGGAAGAAGCATCTGGCGGATATAAGTCCGCTAGAATCGGATGTCTAATGCTTATCAAAAGATTACAAACATTAGATGCGTGTAATTCAGTTCAAGATGCACTATTGAAAAGAATTGCTGAATTATCAGACGCCGATTAATTTTGACGCCTCTCTTGGGATGATATATAATTGTATCATCCCTTCATTTCATTTGGAGACATTATGGTTAGAGTGATTGTTGCAGATACAAAACTTGACTGCGAACATCTTCTCGGTCAGTTCCTCGATGAATCTCATTATGATGTTCTGATCGAAGAAGATACAGACTGCTACGGTGTTGCTGGATTCTCGACCAACGAACTATCTGAAGATCGAATCGCTTTCAAGTTTCGGAAAAATTTCTTTGGTGAAAGAGAACAGCGTCAAGCATATCTTGGATTGCGTGAAGCAGCTACGCTATCTCAAAATCGTGGTCTTGCTTCTGGTCCAAAAGATGAAAAATGTTTGAATCGTGAATGGGTAACTGAATATCAATATAGGTTACTCTCGGCACTCACGACAGTTTATCAACCACCGAATCAATCACTACAAGAAACGGTGAATCAAACTGTTTCTGAAATGAAAAGCATGTATGAAAATGAAGAAACAACTCGTGGTCTTGTGTGGCTTGCGTCAGAAACTGGTGATGATGAATTTAAATTTGATGATTGGGTTGCTACAGTAGGAAACAAAGCATCATCGATTGATAAACTCAGAGAAGAATCCAAAAGAATTCTAGAAAAGTATATTTCAGATACGACGTATGCGAATCCAGTTAATTCTGGGATTGTTGGATACTTTGATCGTTACCCACGTATTCCTTATGGTCGTGCTACTTCTTACACTGAACACAACTATGAAAAGTTTCAGATGGCATTTCCGTTTCTCAAAACATTGAGTAAAGGATTCAGAGAACTTCTTCCCAATCGTTGGAAAGCACAGAAAGAAGAATGTGATAAAATTGATTCCAAGTTTGTTGTTCCTGGAACTGTATTTACAACTATCACCGTGAATAAAACATTCAGAACTGCTGCTCATCGTGATGCTGGTGACTTGGATACAGGTCTGAGTAATCTTCTTGTTCTATCGAATGATGGCAATTACACTGGTGGATATCTGATATTTCCTGAGTATCGTATCGCAGTAAATGTAAGACCTGGTGATTTGCTTCTGGTAAACAATCACGAAATCATTCATGGTAATACACCTATCGTTCTCGAGTCTCCAACTTCTGATCGTGTTTCTTTGGTTTGTTATTTCAGAAAGAAAATGGTTGAACTTGGTTCCTGGGAATATGAGAATCTAAGATATAGATTCGTTGAAGATCGTAGGAAAAATTCAGAGCATAAACTCTGGACTAAAAAATGGAATGGCGTTTCTGCTGGAATGTGGAGCGACAAAGAGTGGTATGATTATTTGGAACAGAATGGCGGTCGAGAAATGGTTGCTAAATATCATCCAGAAGCGTATCATAAAGAAAGTACACTTGAAAGTTTGTTTGGATGAGGTGATTTATGAAGTACAATATTGCTATTCCATCATATAAAAGAGCAGAAACAGTTCGAGATAAAACGCTCTCTCTTTTGGAAAAATATGAAGTTGACCCGAAAAATGTAACTATCTTTGTGGCTGATGATGATGAATTGAAAACCTATCAAAAGTCTCTTAAGGATAACCCATACAAAAACAATATCGTTGTTGGTATTCGCGGTATGGGTGCCATTCGTAACTTCATTCGGAAGTATTATGATGAAGGCGAATATATCGTGAACTTTGACGACGATCTTTCAAGTATTGAAAGAAAGTCGAAACAAGATGAAAAGAAACTTGAACCAATCGAGAATATTCATAAAGAATTGATTGAACCGATGTATAATCTAATGATTGAAAATAACAATAAACTTTGTGGAGTTTATGCTGCATCGAATCCATTCTTTATGAAATATGAGCCGAAAGTTGGACTGTATTATTGCATCGGTTCTTGCTGGGGCAATATCAACGATCATCATCCCGACCGAATGGTGTTACTTGATGACAAAGAAGACTTCGAGCGAACTTTACAACATTATGTTCTTGATGGTTCTGTATCAAGACTTGATAATATCACAGTCATTTCAAAATACTATACTGAAGATGGTGGTATGCAAGTAGAAAGAACAGTAGAACGTATTGATAAAAGCGCTGATGAATTGGTTCGTAGATTTCCAGACCTATGTACCAAATACATTCGAGAAACTACTGGACATGCTGAACTTCGATTGAAGGATGGTTCTGGTGGTAAATACAAGAAAGCAGAACATACATTGGAACATCTATTTGGGTGACTATATAGTTTTGTGGTTTGATTTTTACACTTTGGAGTTAATATGCAACTAGAAATTTCTGTTGAGAAACTGCGCAAGAACAAATTGTTTGTGGCCACGCCAATGTATGGTGGTATGTCGCATGGAATGTTTGTGAAATCTTGCCTTGATCTACAAAGCGTCTGTAACAGTTATGGTATTGAAGTTCGATTCTCGTTCATCTTCAATGAATCGCTGATCACTCGCGCGCGAAACTATCTTGCTGATGAATTTCTGAGAGCCGAGAAATTCACTCATCTTCTTTTTATTGACTCAGATATTGAGTTTGATCCGAGAGATGTGGTCGCGCTTCTCGCTCTTGATAAAGAAATCATTGGCGGACCTTATCCTAAGAAGTCTATCAAATGGTCATCAGTGATTCAAGCAATCAAACGTAATCCTGATATTTCCCCAGGAGAACTTGAAAAAGTGACTGGTGATTATGTATTCAATGCTGTTGCTGGTACCAGTCAATTCAGCGTTGGCGAACCACTTGAAGTAATGGAAATTGGCACTGGATTTATGCTGATTAAGCGCGAGGTGTTTGATAAATTTAAAGAAGCATATCCTGAAAAGTCATATAGACCTGATCATGTTGGTCAGCAAAACTTCGATGGAACCCGCAACATTCATGCATTCTTCGACACATATATTGATGCTGGTGCTTCTGAGCGTTATCTTTCTGAAGACTATATGTTCTGTCAATGGTGGAGAAAGATTGGCGGTCAAGTTTGGCTATGTCCTTGGATGAAAACTCATCATATCGGAACATATGCATTTACAGGAGATATGCCAGCTGTCGCTCAGCACGTCGGAGCGATGTGATGATTATTGGTTTAGTTGGTTTCATATCAAGCGGAAAAGGAACGTGCGCGGACTATCTCGTTCGCGAACATGGTTTTGTCAAAGAAAGTTTTGCTAATTCTGTAAAAGATTCAGTATCAATTATCTTTGGTTGGGATCGACAGCTGCTTGAAGGCGATACTGATTATTCTCGTGGGTGGCGCGAGCGCGCAGATCCTTGGTGGTCAAATCGATTTGGTTATGAATTTTCACCAAGGTCTGCGCTGCAGCTGATGGGTACTGAAGCTGGACGAGATGTATTTGATAAAAACATTTGGGTGTATTCTATGTTCCGCAGAATGGATCACAGTAAGAATTATGTGATTGCTGATGTTCGCTTTCCAAATGAAATTCAAAAGATCAAAGAAGATGGTGGAATGATAATCAGAGTCAAGAAAGGTCCAGATCCAATCTGGTATCTTCCTGCTTTGGATGTAAACAGAAAACTTGATTTAAATGTGATGGCAGAAAACTTTCCTCAAGTTCATTACAGCGAATGGGCGTGGATTGGTTCTGAAGGAATTGATTACACAATTAACAACGATGGGAGTATCGAAGATCTAGAAAATGAAATTGAAAAACTGTTGCCATTATGTGGTCTTTCGTAGTATAATATTGTTCTCTTGTAATGGAGGTTCGTTATGAAACTGTCTGATAATACTGTAAAAGTTCTAAAAAATTTCTCAACAATCAATCAAGGGATTATCGTAAAGCCTGGAAAACTCCTGCGCACGATTTCTCCCAACAAAGCAGTTCTTGCTGAGGCGACTGTTGCTGAGAAGTTTCCCCATGAGTTTGGAATCTATGATCTCAACAAAGCATTGAGTTTGCTTTCCATGTCAACTGATAATGAGGTTGATATTGGTAAAGAGTTTCTTGAATTCAATAGTCTGAGTGGTCGTGCGAAGATTCGCCAGCGATTCACTTCTCCTACTTTGATTCTTGCTCCGCCTGAGCGCAGAGTGCTTGCCGATTCTTTTGATGCTCAGTTTACTCTGAGCGCAGAAACACTGAACTTTCTTTTCTCTGCTGCGAATGTTCTGAAGTGTCCTAACATTGTGATTCGTGGAGAAAGCGAAGAAAGTGGCGTTTCACTTACCGCGACTGACGTCAAAGGTCAAATCGTTGATGATGCTAGCATTGATGTTGATGGTGCATTCGATGCTCCGTTCACCGTTGCTATCAAAGTTGAGAATCTGAAGATTATTCCTGACAACTATCAGGTTATGATTTCTTCTCGTGGCGTTTGTAAGTTTGTAAATGAAGATGAAAGCCTCCTTTATTGGATCGCTCTTGAGCAAGGTTTTTCTAAGTTTGGAGAATGATTATGTTGACTACATTGAATCCCACGGATAAGGCAAAACTGAAAGGCAAGTTTGATGAGATCAGCAATGCGTATACTCGCATTGAAGCTGAACGTGATCTCGTGAAAGAAATCTTTGCTGATATCAAAGATGAGTTTGAGATTGTTCCGAAGGTAACTCGTAAACTTGCTAGGATTTATCATAAGCGAAATCTGCAGGAAGTTGTTGCTGAGAACGAAGAAGTTACCGACGCATACGATCAATTGTTTTCCTAATCGGGAATTTATATTATGAATGATGTTGACCAAATACTCTGGGTCGAGAAATATCGACCCAGGACTGTTGAAGATTGTATTCTTCCTGAAACAATGAAGAATACATTTCAACAATATGTTGATCGAAAAGAAATCCCTAACATGATTCTTGCTGGAACTGCAGGCGTTGGTAAAACAACTGTAGCGAAAGCAATGTGTGAAGAAATCGGCGCAGACTATATTCTGATCAACGGATCAGATGAGTCTGGTATTGATACTCTGAGAACGAAGATCAAAGGATTCGCATCTTCCGTTTCATTGATTGGTGGTCGGAAGGTTATTATTATTGATGAGGCGGATTATCTGAATCCAAACTCAACTCAGCCTGCGTTTCGTGGTGTGATTGAAGAGTTCGCTGGTAACTGCTCATTCATCTTCACATGTAACTACAAGAACAGAATCATCGAGCCTCTTCATTCTCGATGCACTGTGATTGACTTCAAACTACATAATGGTCAGAAAGCAAAGATGGCGACGCTTCTTCTGAAGCGTGTCAAGCAAATTCTGACTCAAGAAAATATTGAGTTTGATGAGAAAGTATTGGTTGAAGT